TTATCCTCGTCGGCGTCCGCCAGCCCGCCAACCATGTTCATAGCTCGCCTCTTCCCGTAGATGCGCCAGAATTCCCTCCACAGCTTCCACGATCCTGACCTCGCTCTGCGCTCGCAAATCGATCAGCTTGACAAAGCTCTCAGACCGCTGGGCAATACACGTCAGTGCTTCCACGGCCTCACGCATGAGAGCGACCTCCGAAAACTCGGAGCCTTCATGCTTCTTTTCCTTCCCAGTCGGTTGCTTATGATACCCCCAGAACATAGCCAAAGAAGTTGCGATGAAAATTGCCAGATAGACGACAGCTTGCATCAACCATGGCAATTTCTCGACCATAGTGGGATCAAATGGCTGCATCCACGATGCTCCGATCTACTTCACCAGCGTCCTGCCACGCCTCTTTGACATTGGTGATTTCAAGAACAAGCAAGCCTGGATAGACTAAGCCGAGGATCGACATCTCAACACTATACATATCAATGGAAATGGCAGTCCAAATATAACAGCTCACGAAGGCAAGCGATCCCCTCACATGCGGCGACCATTGACCGTACCAGGTTTGTGCGAAAGTCCCGTTGATCGCCAGAGCAAGCAAGCGCAGTACTCCGATACTCAAACAGCCCCAAGCCCAGATCCGCGCCGCCATAAATCCTTCAAACGCTTCCAGCCGCGGCACCGCTGACGTCGGTAAAGATTCAAACGCCAGGCCGATTCCAACCAATATAAGTGCCAAAACCCATTCCGAGCGACGCATAGCGAAATGATCGCAAATACCATGCAATATGCGTTGACCAGACATGACAACCTCCATCATGCATTAAGCTCAGAAACGGTCTCGGATACTGACAATAGTCGCATAAGCTTTTTGGGCCGCTTTCAAGACACCTGCCGCATCGTTTGGTCGATGGGCACAAAGATCATCGAGAAACACGACAGCTTGTGCCTGCGCATCGACATAACTCTGCGGAATACGTTGGCCCGCAAAAAGACGGACAAGAGCAAATGCTGCATCGGCGGTCTTGTAACCAGCGCAAACTTTGTCCAGCGTCGCGTCCGCTTTCGATGCTGCGATATCGGTCATCTGAATCGCATCAGCGACACCAGCAGCTAAATTGCGATCGACAGTTGGCACGTGAGCACAACCAGAGAGCATTATGCTTATGCCAAGAAAATACGGAAGCGAGTTCATTGGCTGACCACCTTGTTTGATGGCGAAGCCCGTGCAACATCCGGTTCCGTTACGATCTTTTTCACGTCCGGATTCGCGGCGACCGCCGCGATCTGAGCCGCCGGACTGGCCTTCCGCCACACCCACCAAACCGCAACCAAAGGCGGGATCAGGCCAGCGATCGCGGTCATTTGTTCGTTGGTGAGCCACCCGCGCGCCACAGCAAACCCACCGGAGAAACTCAATAGTTGTCGCAAAATTGCCAAGACCTGATCCTGTGTCATTTCTCACCTGTGTGTGGATGCCGGAGCCGCCGGCACGGAGGCTCAAAGGAGACTAGAAACAGCCTTACGCAACGCATCGCCGCAGGCTTTGGCGCCGACAGTCGAGGGGTCGAACGCCAGGCGCGAGATGTCCCATTTTCCACGCTGTTTGATGCCGAGATTGACCTGGACCTCCGCATGCGAAAGCACGGTCTGCGGCGTGATGGCGATGCCATAGCGCCAGCAGAGGTCCGCAATGACCCGAGGGAGCTTCTCCCATTGGGCGCGTGTCATCGGCGCCGTGCCGGCTTTGAATGGGCTTTCGATCGCGCCAGCCATGCAGCAGAGCGAGACGCCGATGGACCCGGTGTTGCAATTGAGCGTGTGAGCCGCGTACCCGGCCTTGGCGCCTCTGGCATCGTTCAGGGCAATTGACGGTTTACCGTGCACTAATTGCCCATCGTCCTCGATCAAGACATGGTAGTGCGACTTGTCGAGTGCGGAGGCCTTGTACGCGCCTGCTGTCCAATGGACGATGATGCGCTTCATGATGGCATCTGGCATCCATTCGGTTGGCACAACCCGAACCGACGAAACCGGCATCGTCAACTCGACATAGTTGAGCAAAGCCGCCTGCGTCATCGGGCCGGCGATGCCGTCGACAAGCAGCGCGTGCGCCTTCTGGAAGGCCTTGATGGCCGCCAGTGTCTTCGGGCCAAGCTTCCCATCGACTGGACCCGGGTCGAAACCAGCGCGCGCGAGTGCGCGCTGAATCGCTTCAACGCTCATGGTGTGTTGCTTTCGATTTACGGATGAGAAACTGTGCCGAACGGAATTGGCTAGGATTCGAACGCCAATGAAGATGGCGTTGGGGATCACACTCGGCTTCGATCTCTGGCGAACGCCGCTTTTTCTTTAGATGCCCAGAGCTTCAGTCTCGCGGAACATTTCGTCGATCGTTGTCGGCGTGAAATCCTCGAAATCGGGAGATGCCGCGAGCACAGCTAGGAGAGGATGCGCCCGCTCCAACTCCGTGCCGTTCGACCAGTAAAACTGAAGCGCCATAGGCTGTACCGTCATTAGCGTGTTAACGGCCGACAGCCTGCCCTTGTTCGCGAGCACTGCCTTGGCACGCCACAGTGGCACCACCCGCGGCACTGGACGAGGGTCGAGCTCCAACGATGTTTCGGCCGCGTCGTCAATTGCGGCCTCGACGAGCCGACCCGCCGCCAGCCATTCCAAGCGCTCATCCCCGCCTTCGGCCGGCTCAAGCTGTCGCCAAAGCGCGAATGCTTTGACAATGGGCGACGCGGCCGCGATCAGCGCCAAGGCGGCATCATAAGCTACCCAGCGCGGCTCCGGCTCCTCGGTCTCTTCGCTTGTCTCCGGGTCGAGGACGAGGCGCGTGCGCGGCGGAAGTGCCCAGGCCGGATTGGCGACCATGACCGGCTGGCCGTCCTCATCGATCGCCTGGATTTGCCGAGGCTCACCGTTATCCGGCTCGCCTTGCCTCACGAGCGCCTGCGCCGCCTCGTACTCGAGCACCGGCGGCAAGACGGCGCGGATGGCGGCATTGCGCTGGAGCGTCGATAGGGCACCAGCGTCCGATGACGGAATACAATCCTCGACGCAACGCGGCTGTCCAGCAACCAGTGTCCAGCGGTAGACCAAGCCGCCGCTGGTGAAGTCAATAATATCCATGATTGCTCCTTAAGCCGCGCGCGTCAGGCGCTGTTCCCCGAACCACTCGATCGTGGTCGCCGCCTTGCCCGTGGCGCGCACGCCGATCCATCCGCCGCCCATCGACGCGACGATGAGGTCCATGGTGCCCGTGGTTCTGTCAGGCAGGCTGGGCGTGCCCGAGATCACCGAGTAGAAGACCGTCGCCGCCGGCGCGCCGATATCGCGATTGGCGCGCACCTTCAGCAGCGTGGTCAGCAGTTCCGTGGCCGTGCCGCCTGGCACCGCCGCCGTCACCGAGACAATGGCATCAACCTTGCCGCCTTCCGGCACGTAAATCGGATCGCCTATGAAGGTCGGCGTGGCATCGACCGTTACGCGGCCGTTAAAGCTACCGACGTTCGGATCATTTGCGACGACCGCCCGGCGGGCGCGAACACCGCTGCGCAATGGTAACGCTGGCAGAATCACGTCGACGCCAGTCGCGGTTATGATGACCACATGGCCGTCGTGGGCCGATACTTGCTTGTGATTGTTGGAATCCGTCATGCCATCTACGTACATGGTGAACGCAGATGCTTTTTCCATCTGCGGTCGCCGGAGGCGGAACGTGGCATTTACGGGTGCACCCGAGGAGTATCTGACAATCCAGCGTAGCGCGATGTTCGTCGTATTGGCTTCGGCGGTGGCAGTCGAGGAATAACGAACATTCGTTGCATTCGGTGCAATTGGAGTAGCCCCGGTTGAGCCAACTGTATTGAAGCTGGCATCGCGCCGATCTTCCCGAAGCTCAAGCGACTGAAAGTTCGTCAGCGACCCTGCGATCAACTGCATCTCCATACTGAAAGTCCAGTTCTCCCCAGGAGCGACGTTTGAGATAGTCGCCGGAGACCAACTGAAATTTCCTGTGGCATTCGGTGTTCCTGAGACTTGAATATCCACGTAGCCTGGGCCGGCACCAATGAGAGACTGACTGACACCATTGGTCACAGCCGGCATGACAGCAGAACCACCGAACATACCTACGCCGGGGCCACCGATCGTCACATTCCCAAGCCCAGAATTGGAGAACTTGTTGATGCTCGTGGTGCTGAGAATCGTTCCTTTACTCACGAGTCCCTGGAACACATCCGTCCCGCCCGCCGACTTGGCGACGTAGAGCAAATCAACATCGGGATCATGAGCTATGTCTTGTACGCCCGAGCCTCCCTGAAGCAGGCACTTCGCATTAGGCTTGAACATCTGCACTTCTTCGGCGTACATCGCCGTGACCTGAACAGGTGACGGCGCGCTGCCGATGGACAGGCGAGGTAGCGCCATAGAGCCGAGCAAGCGATTGGAATTGGTGACGCCGTTGATGAACTGCGCGCCCAATAAAAGCTTCGCGCCACTATTGGACAGGCTGCCCGCCTGGGTTCCCGTCGCGAACAATGCGCCATTCGCGTAAAGTTCGACCCTGGCCCCACGTCGCAAAACGACAATATGCTGCCAAGCGCCTGTCGGCACGGCCACACTACCTGAATATCCAAATATCCCACCCGAAGCCCTTCCGCCAAAGAACGGAATGCCCGAAGAAATGATATAGAGGCGCCAATGCACGTTGGTGCCAGTATCATCAGATGGACCGCCGACCTCATCGGTGAAATGCATCAGCGCTTCTGCGGCCGCGCTGTTCGTGCGCTTATACCAAACCGATATGCAGAAATCACCGGTACCGATGTTCAGTCCGCCTAAATTGTTCGAAACCGAAGCATTGCCACCACTCGTCCGCAGGTCTTGCCAACAGGCCAATTCGGCCCCCGCAGCGACGGGCGCCCGGTTAATAGTGCCGATAATCTCACCGTGGTTTCCTGCTGGCGAAAAATCGGCGATGACAACCCTCGTGCTGACGTCGTCGATCGCCGTTGTGGCACCATTGGAGCTCGGGAAAAACAACACGTGCGTGATCGCAGACGCCGCACGGAAATAGATGTTGACTGTGCTTCCCGCTGCCACCGCTTGCTCAATGATCTGGTTCCCGGCAATAGCCGTACCGAGCCTGAACGTGCAGCCCGCTATCCGCGCTGTCACGGAGAACCCGTAGGTTTGCCCTATCAATGGCGTAGCAAGTTCTTGTCTTACGCGCGCGCAATTGTTTCCGTCGACGCGATTCAAGAGAAGCTGACCTCCATTGGTCGCATCCCAAGCCGGTGGCGTATAGCCGGTGCCGCTGCTGTAATCGATCCACCCCAAGATGTTCGTATCGAATTTTCCGTTCGTCACGATTTCGCTGCTTTGCAGCGCAGACAGCATCCTGGCTGACTCCGAGTAGGCCAGTTTGCTCGCGCCAACTTGATGGCCGGTATTCCGCCAATCGTCGATATAGGCTACAGAGCTATTGGTCATGCCGCCGCGATTGCGGCCCAAAAGCGTCAGTCCGGCCGCTGCGGCGGCGATAGCCACCTTGTTGCCTGCCCCTCGCACATAGCTAGGACCGGTTGGCGTAACCACCATCGTCGACGGCGTGGTCGCATTGTGGAGGAAGGCGTGGGCAAAAGACGCCGACAAATAGGCCGGAGGATCATAAATCCAAACAGTGCTATTCGTCGACGCTGCGGTCGCGTACAGGGTGCCGTTTCGATCAAATGACACTCGGCCCATTGCGGTCGTTGCGGCCGAACTGACGTTTACCCCATCTTCTCGCAAGACGCCCGCGCCGCCGGCGGTTGCATATGCACAAATCGGATTGCGCATGCCCAGCCGATTAGGATTTGGCGCCGTCTGTGGCAGAACTGTCATGGCGAGGTGATTGACAGTGCCGTTCAAGATTGCCAACGATGGATTATCGAACCAAGGTGGCAATGTACCTGGAAGGCCCTTACCGCTGTTTGCTTCAGCCAGATTTCCCTGGTAGGCGCCGCAATTCGGCGTGGCCGATTGGCGGTACACTGTGGCCCGGTCAAGTACAAGATCAATTGCGAGGATTCCCGCATTGGTCTCGCCAATTAGGATCAGGCCGTTGCGCGCGGTGATCGCCGTGACAAGCGGAACAGTGTTCGAAAGAACCAGATTCGTGGCGCCTTCGTTCAGTGTCCACCACATCGGGCAAGTCGGATCGTCGGCGTCATAGATCACGATCTGACGGTAGCTGCCGAGCGCGGCGATCACCATCAGGCGCGGATGCTGCGCTTTCGATCCGCGCGTGGCCATGTTGAGCGGCGCCGTCGTCAGGGACGAGTTGACCTTGCTGGTCCACTCCGGGTCATCGTCGCGCGTGGTGTCGTAGACATGAGCGGCGACGGTGTTGGTATCGAGCAGGATCGCGCGCGCGGCGGCCGAGAGGTTGGCGAGGCCGGAGACGGCGGCAGCGGATTGCGCATTGATCTGCGTCGACGTCGCATATCCCCCGACGAGCAGCGCCAGCGCGGAAACTCTGTCCAATGAGGCCGAAGCCGTCGCTGCCGCAGCCTGAGACAGCACGCGATCGGCCGCGACCTGCGCGGCGTCTGCCACCGGCGTGCCATCAATGAACTTGGTCCAGTAGGCGCCTTCCGCTGGCGGCGTGCCGGGCGGAACGAGCTGGAGAGCGCGCCATTGGCTGCCATTGTCCCGCAGGATCGTGTCCTTGCGATAGGCCACGGTCGAAACGTAACCGCCGTTGACCGGATAGAGGCCCTTGTCGCCTTTGATTGCAGCAATGAGTTGCGGGGCAAGATCAGCCATCGTTATCCTCTTGTCGGGTCATATTCGACGATCACGCGGACGGTTTCGGACGACAACACCGTGTCGCCGAGCGGATCGTACAGCTCGTAGTCAAAGAACAGCTCGACGGAGGCACCGGGCGTCGCGGGGTTCGGCCAGAAGGCCGTTTCACTCGCTGCCTTCTCGATCACCACCCACTTTTGCAGGTCGCCCGTGAGGGAGACGTCGAGATCGGCAACCTGAGTGCCATCGCTTTTGCGGATTTTGCCGCGCCCGGCCCACTGGACGCCATCGGCGACATTCACCTGCCCTACGAAAGATAAGGTGTCGCCAGCCTTGAAGCGGACGGTCTGCATCACATCGACGTCCGGTTGCTTCTCCACGGCCAGATCGTGTTTGGATCGCCGCCGGCTGGAACGTTAACGAGAAACCGGCCGGCGGCATCGGTATTGCCGAAATTCAGATTGTTGGAGGTAATGCCGGTAAGATTCCCGCCCCAGAACATGGGCCGCACGCTAGGCGAAGCAACATAGTAATTGACGTTCGTGAATGAGACGAACCCGCCGGATCCAAGACATACGGCAGTCAGTCCGGATTCCGTGACGTTATTGATGATGTTGATGCGATCGAAATTCAGATCGTATGCCCCAAGGAACCCTAACGTCCGCTTTGTTCCATCGGGATCGGTCGTCCATGACGAGGAAGCAAAAGTGATGTTCCGTTGAACACCGGGACCGTTGAAGGAGATTCTGGTGCCATTTACGGGAATCGGCGCCTCGGTGATCGTGATATCCGACCCGAGCACAATGGTCGATTGCTTGTACCCCAGCGAGCGGACGAGTGCCTCATTGATCGTCTGCAGGGCCGTCGCAGGCGTGAGGCCATCATTGGCATCGTTGCCTGCCACGTTGACGTGGAGACCCAGGGAGCCGTTGTATCGCTGCACAATCTTGAACATCGCTAGCTGAAGCTGGTTGTGCTTCGTCTCATCGAGCGTGATCCCTTCGCCCGCAATGACGGTGGCTATCTCCTTGGCCGAAAGTGAGCTGCGATACATCAGCTCGTTGAAGAGCTGGAGATCAGCAGGGCCACAAGGAAATCCATTGGCAATTTCCGTGCTGGTCGGGTCCCGACGCTGGGTCGAGGGTGCAAAGGCCCACGGATTAATGGGTAGCTTCATCTCAATATCCTTCAGCAGGTTGCTTTGGCATCGTCTGGGCAGAGCCAGACGCCCCGGCCAGCGGCCGGCGGAACACAATTGGCCCAGGTGCTCCCGGGCTCGCAAAAGCCAGTGACGTCGTAGGCGTAGTCACCGCCACAATCGAAGCCGAAAACCCTCGTCGGGCTGTCGGGTGGATCACACATGCCGGCCCAGCCCTCACCGAAACCGAAGATCGGACGCTGATCGATCCAGAAGCCGAGCCAGATGCCTGGCGCCACCGGAAGAATGCGCGCGAGGATCTGATTGCGGGCGATCTCGTCGACATCGAGCGGGCGGCCCGACGCGACGACAACGCGGCCACGATCGGCCTGCACCACGTAGGCGCGCGGGCCCCATACGTATCGGAGCGCCGCTATCAGGCTCTCGCGATCGACGAGGCCGAGCATCTGATAGCGCCTAGCCTTCAGGAAGCCACGATAGACCTCATCATCGGCGATGCAATATTCGTTGAGGCGGCCGCCATCGCAGCCGAGCCAGTTCCCGCCTTCGCAGAAACCGACGATCCGGCCTGGAAAGGCATCCGGCCCGCCGCAATCGAAGCCGAAGACGGGATTTGGAATGCAGATGCAGTGGCACCGCGGGAATCCCAGCCACTTGCCGATGATCGTGAGCTGATCGCCAACAGCGGTATCCAGATCGAAGAATGTCGGAATGCGCGCCGTGGCTTGCGCCGCCGCCTCAACCTCAACCAGCACGCCACGCATGTAACTGAGTAGCTTTGCCGCTTCCCGGTACTCGGTCGGGATGTTCTGGAACTCACGCAAGACGATATCGCCGACGAAGGTGGTGTTGAACTCCACCGTCAGCGCGACGGTCTCAGACGACATCACGGTGTCGCCGCCGGCGTCATAGACCTGATAGTCGAAATAGAACGTCCGTTCTCCGCTGGGCGACGGCCGGGGCCAGGTCGCGACCGCCGCCGGCGCCGCCGAAACGACGATCTCCGCCGGCTCAACGCCGATCACCGCGCAGTCGAGTGGCCCCACGACGGCGCCGGCCTCGTCGCGCAGCGTGGCGACAGCACGCCAGAGATAGCCATAGGGCAGATCGATGGTCGCTGAGAACCGGAGGTCCTCGCCATAGGCGTAGCGCGCCTGGATCATGGATCAGACCCGCGAGAGAACGATATCGCCGACGGCAATGGTGGCGATCTGATCGAAGGCCACCGCGTACGGCAGCGCCACGTCAGTGCCGAGGTCGGGGAAAGTCACCCGAGCCGACACGATCTCGATATTGCCGAACAGACGGGCGACGATCAGGTTGAGCAGCGAAATCGTGATATCGACCCCGTTCGCCGGCCGGTCGGCGCTGGCGAAATAATCGGCCAGCGATTGCGCGATCTGAGCATTGGACGGCGGCGAGCAGCCGTTGCGATCGATACCGGTCCTGATGTCCAAATCGAGCCCCAGGCGCAACTCGGTCGGCCGCATCAGGCGGAACGTCTGACAGAAGCCGTCGACGACGGTCTGCACGGGATGATTGCCATGCGAGCTGATCCCCGGCGCCACATAGGCGCGGAAGATTGCCGCCAGGGCATCATCGCCGCCGCCGATAGCCGCGATGGAGATGGAATGCGAGTCCTGTCCGTTGGCGTCGACATAGGCCGTGTCGTTCACCCACACCTGTGACCAGACCACCCCCGGTGTGTTTCTGACAGCCCGCACCAGGTCAGAAATGTCGATATTGGCCCGGCCGGCGTTGAGCATATCCGTCCGGAGCGTGTCATCCTGTTCGCCGCTAGCACGAGCCAGGATGCGCAGCTTGGCCAGCATGTCGAGCCGCGCGCCTTCGGCCTGGCTCGGATCGAGGCTCTGATAGGTCGCTTCGGCGATTTCCCAGGCTGTGGCCGCGATCGAGGCCAGATGAGCATTGAGCAAACCCAGTGGGCTTTCAGGTGTCTGGATGACGCCGGGACCGAACACATCGGGCGAAGCGGCGCGCGTTTCGAGGTCGTCAAGGATCGCCGCCAGGGGCTTCCTGACGAAGCCGGCGGGTGTCACGCCATAGGTGGTCATGGAACCTCAGAGCGGAATGGAGGTATCGTCGTATTCGGTCTCGATCAGGCAGCGGCGCAAGAAAGCGCCACGGCTGAGCCGATCGAAATCGGCTTGCAGTTCGAGAATGCCGGTTACACCCGGCGTGTCGAGAATGGCTTTCTTGGCCATGGCTTCAGCGATCACAATGGCGCTGGGCTGCTGCCCCAAAACCATGCCGAGCCAATCGACACCCACATTGGTGTCGAGAAAATATTCGCCTTTATAGAACATCAGCCGCTGGCGCGCGTGCTGGGCCACGGCCTCAGTGTTATGCACCATTGCGAGATTGCCCGAGGCGTCGAGCCCGATATCGTTATGCGGGATCATGGCGATGCCGATGCGCTGCATATCAGGAGGCCTTCATGGCTTGAGCCCGCTGGAGGAGCTGGTTGGCCCTCTCGATATCCGGTGGATCCATCGGCACGCCACCGTGCTTATGGTCCTTATAGGCTTTCAAGAAATCGACGAAGATCGAGAGGAACGTGTCGCCACCCTTCTTGATGTCGAACGAACCGTCATCCTTCATCTGAAAGCCCGATTGCCCGTCCTCGGTCCCGATGTGCAGGCGATCAGCGGGCAGGTTCTCCATCTCCTTTGACTTGGAGGTGGATGTCGGCACCGCATAAGCATCGGACAGATCGGACATACGGCCCGGATGGCGATCAACATCGCTGCCATCGTCCCAGGCGGCGTCCATGGAGCGGCCGGCGAAATGCAACATCACCTCGTCGCCGGCTTTCAGCGGTTTGTGCAAGACGAGGCCGCCGGCGCGGGGCACCTGCACGGGCACTTCCTGCAATTCCGGCGCGCGCAGTTTCACGCCGTCGAAACTCTGCGACAGCAGAGGCTGAATGGTCGCCTTCTGCCGTTTCGCATCATAAGCGACGACCTTGCCTAGCATCGGCCCATTGTGTTCGCGCCGCTCCGCCTCGATCATCGCACCGAGGCTTTCATGCTCGTCGAAGCGCGTGCCGGTTCCCTGATAGCCTGCCATTACTTGACCACCTTGCCGCCCTGCACCCGGTTGCCTTCGATTTCCATGTAAAACTCCTCGCCCCGGGTCGAACCGGTGAAGGTCACCGCGTTAACGCGGAATTCGCCGCCGCCCGCATCGGACTGACGCTTGTCGCGGCCGGACGACAGGTCGAGGAAATTGCTTTCCACCTTGATCATGAAGCCCGGCGCCACGTCGGGCTCGATCAGGGCTTTCACCTTCACGCCCTTGTCGGTCTCTTGCGGCACGCCGATCATGCCGGTCTCTTTCGAGATCACAGCGCATTGGCCCAGGTGCTCGTCGTTCTTGACGATGTTCACCTTGCCCTTGTCGATATTCCAATAGAGCTTCTGCTCGCGGCCGACGCCGTCGAGCGCGCGGAAGGCCCAGCCATAGACGGAGACCGGCCGCTTATAAGGCGGCAGATCGTCGAGCCCCTTGGTCTTGCCCAGTTCAACGCCGGGCATCTGCTGGACCACGTGCTGGATGACCTCCTTGGGCTTAGTGCCCTTGGGGAAGGTTTTCGACACGGCGCCCTTGTTCACGCCCTTGTCACCGTCGCCGAAGGAGATCTGCGAGGAAATGTCGGGCGAGGATTTCTCGTGCTCGACATCGCGAATGTCGGCCTCCACCAGAACGGCCATGCCTCCATCCTCGTAGCCGACTTCAAGGGTGAGTTTCTTGAATTCCTCGCCCAGTTTCTCGCGGTTCGATTTGGTCAGATTCCAGATCGTCACCGTGCCGCTGTTCTGCTTTGACCCTAAGGTTTTCTTGACGCTAAAATCGATCTTGAAGCCATCGTCCGGCGCCTGCGAGCCTTCGAACACGCCGCCACCGCCGGCGCCCGAGATCGTCAGGCGCACCTTGCGTTTCCATTTGAGCATAAGACCCCGCGTTAGTGGGAAAGGCGGGCGATGTTCCCTAGCAGATCGTTGAAAGGGCTTTAGTGTCATCCCCGACGGCCGCGCAGCGGCTGAGCGGGGATGACGCTAAAGCCCCTGCAACAGCCGGCCAGCCCGCCGCTACGCCATCGAAATTAAACGGAAGGTGCCCGAGGGCAGATCCGCCCGACCAGGATTACCGCCCCGCCCCGCCCAATCGACCAGCACGAGCCGGCCGATGCCAAGATTGAAGCCGGCCACCAGATCGGTGCCCGGCACCAAGCGCAGACCAGCAACGCGGGTTTCATCGTCGATCTCGACATCGAGCGACCAGCGGCCGAGCCAGTCGTTCCAGTTCAACGACAGCGCCACGTCGACGCCGTTGAGGAAGGTTTTCAGGCGTTGGTAGGGAACATCAATGATTGGTATCTCGTAGCTGCTCACCATGAACCCTTTCTGATGTTCAATCAGGTGAAGGCGCGCGGGGGACCAGCGCCTGCCTGCGACGCGCTGGTCATATCCAGCGCCTGCACCTGGCCACGATTGTTTTGGCGCTGACCACGCGGATCGCTGCCAGGCCCTGAGGTGCCGCTGCGTTTGCTGCCACCACCGCTTGCCTGGGTCCGTTGCGAGGAAACGCGGATCACCTCCTTCAAGGAACAGGTGAACTTGAGGACCTGCCCCGTGGTCGGCTCGCGCTCGGGCGCCAGCTTTTCGATCAGCATATTGTCGAGAACGGTGAAGCCGGTGACGATAGAGAACGGCTCGGCCTCTTTCATCACGGCAAAGAGGGCTTCATAGGTGCCCATCACGTCGAGACTGACACATTCCAGGCTCGCCGAAGTCGGCGTCCGCCAGGCATGATCGGCGATCTTGGCACCGCTCTCGACCGGATGTTCCGGCACTTCCATGGCCGCTTCGATGCTCTCTTTCAACACGACATCGACCACGACGCCGCCAATGTCACGCAAGATGACGCAGGGCATGGAAACCTCTTATGGATCAAATAATCACTCGGGCGCCGCAATGGCGGCGGGGAAAGCAACAAACAGAGCCGATGGCAGTGGCTAGATGCGGACCGCTTCAATCTGCTTCTGCAACCATCATTCTGTTAGAGATTGCAGCATAGTCAGGACAGGATCTGCCATGCGCAGGGTACCAATTACGGCAGAGCCTTGAATATCGTCAACCTCGCTCAGGCAGGTTAGCTGATCCCTCGCGACCAGCTTCCGAGAGCATATCTCCAGAAGATCCCGAATAAGCACGACGTCATCGGCAATAACCAGTACGGCTTCAGCAGCACCTTTGATCAGCTTCGACTTAGACAATTGCAACGGCCTTATTCTCTCAACGCCATCCATCATCGAATCGAATTTGGCTTTCTCGGCACCAATCTCCCGCTTAAGACAGACAATCCTGTCCACCTCTGCGGGCTGCTTTAAGCAACTTGTTAAACTATGCATCTGTCCCCATGAGAACGTCGACGCCGCTTTCATTGTGCCTGCCAGTACTCTCAGTTCCTCCTTGGGCAAGGATTGTTGCGCCTGAGACACTCCATTGAAAGCCATCGCTGCGATAGAAACGCCCCACATCAACCCGCGCATGTCCGCTCCTCATATTCGAGCATCCAAGAATAATCGCGGCAATATCGAAAAGGAAAGAAAATTCGCAACTAAAACATATGGCGTAGATGGCTATGCTGACGCAACATTGCCAAGAGTAGCCACCATCCATCCTTTGGGAATACTGGCCTGGCTTGAAACTACTGCGCGCTGCACGACAGCCGCGATATCCTTTTCGTTTAAATTAGCCGTCACAGAGATATGTATCGTGCGCTGGTCGTTGGCAAAATCGCTATTTGTAACGTCGGCTCTCTTACCTAGTGTATCCTGGCTCAAGCTTTGGACAGTGTCAGGACGGACTTTAAGAAAAGCATCGATCGCCGCCTTCAGGCTCTGGTACAATCCCGAGAGCTGCCCTTCAAGCCGGGCACGAGTATTCGGGTCGCTATGCCGATTGATGTCGTTCTTTCGTCTTGCAATCACGTCTGCAAGATTAGCTACAGGACCTGCTTCAGCCGCCCCTACTTCTGCCGACCCGCGAAGCCGTCGAGCAGCCTCGATCGTACCCGAATACTCAGCGCCCATCCCATCCAGGCGCTCAAGCTGTTGCTGTTTGGCGTTGCGAGCGTCCTGTTCCGATTGCAATTCCTCGGCAGATTTCGGAAGGAGACCTACTGCCCTGGCCAGCGACGTTACTTTATCAACAACAGAGATAATCGGCGGCAGAAGATTGTCTGCGATCGTTATGGCAAATCTCTGCGATGCGTCAGCGAACGCACCTAATTGTTGCTGCAATTTCGCCGCCGCTGCGCTGACACGGGCGTTCTGCTCCCTGTCCGCTTCTGTTTCTGATGGCCGACGAGACGTTCCTTCTTTCCTGGCTTGCTCCCAAGCAGCAGCCCCTCCGCCTTTTTTCATTATTCCAAGCGTTTCATCGCCGAACTTCGAGCGTATCAGCTTCCAAAGCTCGTCTCGTTCGTCCGCAAGTCTCTTGCTTTCTCCGGCCGATTGGGGACGAGCCGAAGCTTCCTGATTCTTAGCGATACGGTTGGCTAGAACAGAAAGCGCTTCCGTCATCACCTCGGCGGTATCGCGCCGCTCATTCCCTACCTGCGGATTGACACCCAATTCTGTTAGAAAATCAGGCGTCTTGCCATTATCGAGGCTCCGATTTAGCTCGCCCGCGAAACTCCCAAACTGCTTCTCGGCATCTGCTGCTGTCAGCCCCATCGACTCGTACATGCGAGACAGGTCATCGAGCTGGGCAGCGCTTGTTCCCTTGCCTTGGGCGCTGATCTGCAACCGACTACGCAGGGTCGCGGCCTCAATCCCCGCCTGCGTTAGCTCAGTCACAAGATGGGCCACCGCTGCGACACCAGGGCCAAATCTTTCGACGATCTGCCCCGCGATATTGCCAATTCCTGCCCAAGAGCCGGACGCCGATTTGATTGTACTAATATCGTTTCTTACGCGACCCGCGAGACCAGAAATCGCTGCGACGTCGAATTTATCCAGCGCCGCGCCAATTTTCTGGAGCTTTTGGCTCAATCCGGCAAAGCCGGCATTCGATCCACCTGAACCCGTTGCCCCTGAAAGGCCCTTCGCAAGGTTCGCAACTGACTTTAACGCATCTTCAAATTGCCTGAGCTCGCCCAAGCCCTGAACTTTGAAACCGACATTGGCGACGAGTTCTTCAACAACCACCTGCCGCTCCTATTCGCTTACCGCTTATCGCGGGCCAGTTGCCGCATTTGGTCTCGCACTCGCCGAGCCTCCGTCTTCTCCACCAACGCATCGGCAATCTCTGGAACTTGCCGTAAGGCCTGCCCAAACTGCCCCGCCTTAGCGTGGCGCCCAGCCTCCGCCAAGGCCCGACGGGCGCGTGCGCAAGGTTCACACGTCATCAAGTCATCCCTTTCGCTGCGCCCGTTCCATCGCCCGGGCAGACAAAGCATTGCGAAGATCGAGGATTTCATTGGCATCAAGCATTTCGCTCAACGTCAATGTCCGCACATCCGCCACGCTATACAGTGGTGGATCGGCCATGATCGGCCGCCAGGCCATGATGCGATGGGCAGCGTTGGGAGCGATCCGGCGCGCTTCATCGGCCGTCAGGAGGCTTTCCCCACCTGCTGAAGCACTTTGTTGAGCGCGCCGGCGGCGAAAAAACGGGAGAACTGCACCTCCGCCGCGAAGGCGCTGACGGCGATGATCTCGTCCAAGGTCGCCGGTTTCACGCCCACCACCACCGGCTCGCCATCGACCCGACAATCGGCCAGCAGACGTTCCATGATTTGCCGTATCGCCGGGGTGTTGCGATTGCGGATCGCCAGCGAGAAGGCGCGCACGAAGGCCGCCTCTCCCTCTGGCGCGGACGCCTTGTCGTTCTTCACCATGGACTCGATAATATCGGCGAAGGGCACCAGAATTTCGACGGCGAGATCGGCCAGATCGAAAGCATCCCAGCCGCAGATTTCATCGAACTTGTAGACGTGCTTCCCGATCCGCTTCTCAGCCATCAGCCCCTCACCACATCAACGCTGCCCGGCTCCCAGCAGGGACAAAAGAGCACCCATTCGCGCTCGGACGCGTTTTTGCCCTTCTGCGGCATGCCTTCCTGCATGACGAGAGCCTGAGTGCAGCCGCCGCTTTCGCCGTTCGACATGTCGACGAAGCCGACGGGAAAGGTCAGCGCGGTGAGGCCGCCAGCGCGCATGCGCGCCACCTTGTTCTGCAGAAACTGGTTCATCGGGCTGGTCTGCAGCAGTTTCAGGGTGAGCTTGGCGCTGCGATCGGCTGAGATCGACAGAACCGAGGCGCCATCGGCGCCGATCTGCGGCGTGCCAAGATCGGTGTTGCGCTCGATGTTGATCACATCGTCGCCATCGCCAAAGCCGGTGACGCGGGCGCCATCGATATGCAGCGCCACATTGTCCATACTATACGTGCCGAACGGCGCGCTATCCTGGGCCATTGCCTCTTCTCCTCAAACTTTCATTGGATTTTGGCTTGTTGACCTCCGTGTCATTCCCGACGCGCCCAAGGCGCGAGCGGGAATCCAGGGGCAAGCGGTAAAACCTTGCGTAACGGCAGCAAGCCGCAGTTTCGATCAGCATTTAGCCTCTTGCCCTGGATCCCCGCTCAGCCGCTATGCGGCTGTCGGGGATGACACCAAGGATTTTCCACAGCCTGTTAAAACTGCATGGTCATGGTGACGGACGCGAAGTGAACTGCGCCGGCATAGCGGAAGCGCACTTTGATATCGGGTGCGATGCGATTGCGCCGCTGCGCCACGGGGATCGACAGAACGTCGTCCACTTCGGTCTCGAAGGCCGGCACCAGATCGCCGGACGCGGGATCGACCGTGTCGGCGATGATGCCAGCAGCGAAAGCGCGGCGCAGCGGCGGCTCCACACCTCCCGAGATCAGATAGCCAACGCCCGTATTGGTCATCGGCACGCGCGGCGCATTGGCGAGGAGCGACAGAACGCTCTCCTGCATGCGCGCCCGCATCCAGTCGGTGGCGTGAATTTCGTCGATGAAAGCGCGGCTCGGCACCGTGCCTTCCAGCAGCATGTCGAGCCCGCCGATGTTGACATAGCAATTGGCGGCGTGGCCGGCGTCGCCCTGCACGCCCAGCGAAGGCACGAAGCCGGTGATAGCCTGCACCACGGCGGAGGATTTGTTGAGGGCTGTGACGCCCGGCAGATTCTTGAACTTCAGCGTATAGGCCTGGCCGCTGTCGATGCGGCCGCGCCGCGCCAGCGCATAGTTCGAACGGTCGAGATTGCGGCCGGCGGCATAGCCCCAGGCGGCGGCAGCCAGATAGCTATCGGGATAGGTGTGGTAGAACACCGGCGAGCGGTCATAGCTTTTGCTCTCGCAATATTCGGCGATGGAACCGCCAAATTTCGGCGCGGTGGCGGTGTGCGTGCCGCTCTGCGTGCCCGTGGTGGCGATGGCGGTGCCACCGGCTGTGGCGGCCAGTGAGAATGTGTTGGCGGCGGGCGCCGGAGTCGCCGCCACGTAATAGATCGTGCCGGCGGTGAGGCCCGTCGGTAGCGCACCGGTGGTCGCCAAACGCACCGGATCGCCGGCAGCAAGACCATGGGCATTCCAGGTGATGACGCCGGGCGAAGCAATGGTCATCGTCACCGTGGCACTGGCATCGGGTACAGCCGTCGGCGTCTCGGTGTCAGGATCGTTGGAATCGAGGCCGAAGATGACATTGCGGCCCTCGGCCCAATCGGCGAGCGCGCGCTGATTGGCCGTGTCATTCAATGCCTTTAAATGCAGGCCCCAATACCAGTCGGGATCGGCAGCATAGAGCGTGTCGAGTTCGGCGGCGAAAGGGCCGGCCGGATTGAAATAACCAAATTTCAACGCCGGCGGACGCACCCGCGCCTGGAAGAAGCGTTGCGCCGCCTTGTATTCCTCGGTGATCGGCAGCCAATCAACGGCGACTTCCTCGATCGTCGCATAGAGCTTGGTGCGGCGGGTGGCATCGAGCTGACCAATGATGCTGGTCGACGTTAGCAGCAGCGCGGTGGAAAAGCCCTGCGCCGAGGCAAAGCGGTCTTCCCGCGTCACCGTCACATCGACGACGCGGCTATAGGGAATGCGGGCCATAGGCTAATCCTTCTGGTAGGTGAATGGTGCTGTGCGCTGCGAAGAGCCGACGGCTTCGATGCCGACACCGCCGCTTTCGATCACATCGATGGCATTGGCCTCACCAGTCAGGCCGGCGAGTTCGACCTCGAAACTGGCACGGCCTTCCCACTCCTGGCCGATGAGCTGCGGCTGATATTCGATGGTGCCGACCGTGCGCGGCAGGATGCCGCCAAGATCCGTCGAGGCGCGGCAGGAGAGGAACGCGCTGCGCAGAACCTGCGCATAATCGACGGCCTTGGCGGCAAAGACATCGATCCTGACCTTGGCCAGAACCGATCGGATGCGCCGCTCGGTGACGACCGGCTGCTCTTGCAACTCGGGATCCGTCGCCTCACGGGAGCGGGACAGGATCACCGCCTCGCCATAGGTGACATGATCGGCCTCGCCATTGTCGACGAGCCCGAGCGGCGTCACCAGCGCATAGGGGCCTTCGGGGCGCGGTGCGCTCTGGTAGGCACGCGCGATGCCGACAAGTGGCTGATAGAGGGGATCGATGAAACGGCGCTCGTCATTGATGGCGATCAGATAGGTCTCAACGGCCGCCGATACGTCGTCCTCGGTCATCCACCTTTTCTCCGATGGCGCGGGTGAAGCCGCCCTCGCGGCGCGGCACGCTCTGAATGATGCGGTAGCGATCGCCCTGTTCGGTGATCACGATGTCGGCGGCGCGAGCACTGCCGTCGTCGCTCGTGCGCAGCTCGGCCTCGCTCCAGATGACGCGGTAGATTTCGGCGCGCTCGCCTTCCGGCAGTTGCGAGAGATCTTTTTCATTGACGCTTTGCAACACAACGCGGATTGGCTCGAGCAAGGGAATGCCCTCCGTCCAGCGGCCGCCCTGCCAGGAGCCGTCGATCCGCTCGCGCATCGCCGGCCGGGCATAGAAGCGCAGCGCCAGAGCCGACAAAGCGGTGGCGCTCATGGCTCGCCCTCTGGCTCGACCTTCCAGGTCACGGCCGCTGCCATGGCCGGACTGTCCGGCACCTTCTCAGTGGCGATCCGGTCGCGGATCATCTGCTGTGCCGCCTCGCCCAGTTTGGGCAAAGCGTCGGCCAAGGTTTCCTGGCCGTTCAGAATGGCCCTGCCCTGCTCGTGCAGGCGCGCCTTGAGTGCCGGCCGGCCATCAAACATCGCCTTGCTGATGAACGGCCGCGGCGGATTGTCAGCACCCGTGCCCTCATGCAGACGCTGGGCGGCTTCCGTCACCGCTGGAGGTGCACCGATGAGGCCGACCTTGACGGTCGAAGGTCCTTCCAACGCCGCTCGCAGCCGCTTCAGCACCCTGTCGGCATCGCCACGGCGCTGGATTTTGGTGGTGATCGAAATCATGCGACCAGCACCGCCGGCTGTGAGCGGCGCAGCAGTTCGAGATAATAGCGGCCGTAGACCGTCGCCTCGAAGCCGCTGCCGGTGATAGCGGCGGCTCCCGGGGTCGTGGCGCCATTGGCATCGGCGAATTTCACCTTGGTGTCACCGACCTCTACCGTCTCCACCGGCCCCGAGACATTCATCGTCTCATCGCCGATGGGCACGGTATGACCGCTCTCTCCCAAGCCACCATCATGCCCTTCCAGTGCCAACCGATGCGCCGCATAAGCGAGAAGAGCCGGCTTCTGATCGGCGTCAATCCAACTGTCATCGACGGCCGAACGAGCTTCATCGAGCACCAACGTAACTAGAACCGGATCGACGGCGGCAAAAGCCGGATAGCGCGCCGCCAGATCGACGGCGGTGACGGAAGGCAACGGCATGAGGAACTCCTGCGATAATACCAGCCGAAAGATCGCGTTTCGCATTGACGGCAAGCCCTACTAAGAGCTAGGGCTGCCTCTACGGCCCCGGGACCGGTTATCGTTCGTCGCGACATCCGATGTCTGAGTCTCGAACTGAAACCAGCCCGTTGCCTTAGCAACCTTAAGCTCCATCGCCGACGGCGCGACTTCGCGCTGTTCGCCGGGCTCCAACAACACCAACTCGTCCCGCGCGTAAAAGCCGCGCGGGCCGTTCTGCAGGTTCGTTACAAGCATGACGCGCCCTCAAATTCCGTCGAGGTAGCGCACCGATTTCGGTCGGCGAATGTCGACGCCGCCGAGACGGAAAATGCCCGGCACCTCGAACAGCATCGGCCCTGCCTGCCAAGCCGGCAGAAAGCGGAACGGCATGGGCATATGCAATTTCACGACCTCGGGCGAGCGGCGATAAGCCACCATGCGCTTGGTGCTCCCGGCGCCTGCCGTATCGAGGAAGCTGAACATGCCGCGCACGGTGAGTGGCTGGCCGCTCGAGCGCGTATAGATATTGTTGCGCTCGATCCAGTCGAGAACCGTCGTCGGGCTCACGGTGTCGAGCCGGCGTGTCGAAAGATCGAGCAGTACAGTATAAGGCAGCAGTAGCGTATCTGCCATGTCACGACCCAGCGTGCCGCTGGCGATACCAGTGAGCTGCGCATTGATATCGCGCAGAATCTTGTCCGGATCCTTAGACGCAAAGGTCGTCGCCGAACCCGTACCATCCGCCGGCGCAGTGGTTGCCGTCGGCGTCGTGGCATTGACGAGGCCGGTGAAGCCCTTGGCGGTATCACCAGCGAAAGCCACCTGCTCGATCTTCTCTTCCGCGACGCGGCGGGCGAGATTGGCCTTATCGGCGGAAAGATCCATGCCAAGCAATTGCGCCTTGCCCAACTCGTCAAGATCGTAGCGATAACCGATGGCAGCCATAGCCACCGTGGTCTCGAATTTCTCTCGGGTCAACTCCACATGCGAGACATCCTGCGCCTTGCCGGAAAACCAATCCGCCTTGCCAACACCGTCCATGGAGAAATAAGTGACGGAGTTGATCCATTCCGGCGCAGAGATGTCGACGGGGATCAACGCGGGATACTGAATATCCTGATAGCGCGTTTCATACACGGTCGGCTCGATCAAGGCCGCTTGCGCCACAAGAAAGGCCAGCGCCTTTTGCGGCGCATCAAGAATATGCATGGTCATGAACGGTCCTTTCGAAAGGCCTCAGGCGAGGCGGAGCTTGGCCAGCCCGGCGCCAGCGGTCGACGAATCCCAGCTCGCATTAGCGATCTGCGTGTTGGATGAAGCGACATTCGTGAGCACGCCAGTCCCAGGCACGAAATAAACCGGATCGTTCACCGCCACCGCGACCGAAGCTTGCACCCAGATGACACCCTTCCGCAGCACCGCGACGGTGGCATTTTGGGCGTAAACGTCCCCGGACTGCGTCGGATCCAGTACCGCGATACCAACAAATTTTTTTGCCGCCTCCGCGTCGGTCACCGTATTGTCCTGGTCGCCCTGAACGCAGACCTTGCCGAAGCCAATGCCTTCCGCATCCTCGGCGATCTTCGAGACAATCACCGTCGGCTCCGAATTGGCGATCATGCCTTCGAAAGTGGCGGCATGCGTGGCGGAATAGGTGGTTTGAACTGCGGGCATCAGGCCGCTCCCTTCTGCGAGGGCGCCTTCCAGGCGCTCCGGACAAAATCGACCATGCCGCGATGGGCCTTGCCGATGGTGGAGGCATCACTTTGGATGCCATTGGAAATGACGGGACGTACAGGATCACCACTTCGCTCGGCGATGAGATCGAAACGCGCTTCAATGTAATCGTCGGAACGACCGGAAAGCGCACTGTCACTCAGCACGTGCGCCACGACGGCACGGCGGATGCCGGGGACATCGAGGCCGCGAAGGTCGAGATCGGGAACAATGGATCTGGCGCGATGGATCAGCTCAGCCCGTTCCGTTACAAGAACATCCAAACACGACGGATCGAAATCGGTTGTTCGCAGCTTCTCGAGTTCGGCATCGCGCGCCGCCAACGCCTTATCATGGGCTCGCCTTTGCTGGCCCAACGCGCTTCGTACTTCCATGAGTTCTTCTTGAAGCGCCGTCACGGCAACAGCCGCGCTTTCAGGCAAATCGACGGCCACGCCATCGAGAACCACCCTCTGCAATTTCATCTCATCCTCTTGTCTTAAATCCTCATCGCCAAATCGGCAGATAGCGCCTGCTCTGCCCGCGGCAACGATGGCGAGATGATTGCCGCGAATATTGCTCTGGATAGCGTCGTAAACCTCGCCCTGAGGCGTTGCCCCCGCCTCGAACCGTAGATCGCAAGAATATCCGCAAGAGAGTTCGCGCTTGCCGCCTCGCACGGCGGCGATCGCCCCTTGATCCATCAAGATCATCGGCACGCGAATGAAGCCCCCCTCCCGGGCCACCTGATCCCCGGTCATCCCCACCGCATGACGTTTCCAATTCGACGCCGACACCGGCTCGATCGGATGATCATCGGTGACTGGACGATGCGCGAACGACGCCATGGCCGCGGCAGAAAAAACTTCATCTTCCGGACGCCAAACGCGTACCTGCTTGAGTGCCGGGCGTCCCACTTCATGGCCGGAATAGATCTGAATGCCGGCGCGCGCGATCCTGGCGTCGCCGACCAGGTAGCCGTCCGCGGTTTCCCGCACGTCGCCGAGCGGGACTCTGTCTGTCAGATTCATGATGCGAAAATCCTACGAACTAGCTTCCAATGGTCTCTGCATCGGCAAATGCAGATTCGATCCCTGGGAAAATACCGTCCTCGATCAACCGATTGCGCAAACCTTGGGCGAGGATTGCGGATGGAACGAGTCCACTTTCCTTCAATCCCGTTACGGTCTGACTCAATTTCAATGCGATATCCGCTTTCTCGACCGCGCTCAGTTGCCAGAGCGGCGCGAATTCGTAGTAGATATCTGCCGGCCGCGAGCCGAGCGCCGAGCGAACGAGGCATTGGTCGATGCGTTCAAGACGCGGCGCCAAGTCAACCCGTTGGTGAGCTGCGATACGATCGTAGTAATTGCGGATGTCACCATCACCCGTCGCGTTGAGGCCGGCCGGCGCCTGGCCCACAAGACGCGTCACAGGAATATCGGCGGCTCCAGCCGCAACTTGCAAAAACTGCCGCAGCAATTCAGGAAACTGGGTGAAATCGATCTGGCGTTGCTGCCACTGTTCTGCAACCGCCTCATCGCCCCCCTGCAGCAAGAGAACATTGTGCAGGCTCTTTAGAAGATTGGCGTTGAAAAAACGCGCCGCCAGCCGATTCGTACCTTCTTCCGTCGCCAAGGTATTCTGCAGGTTGGGCACGCTAACGATATCGATCTTCAATTCCGGCAATAGAGCCGCCACATGCTGTTGCGACGAAGCAGCATTGGCGACGGCATCATAAACGATCTGCAACACTGGATCCCCCCAGCTTTGGGAACCAATCGTTGGGGTTAGGAACAAGGGATCCGGAAAGGGTGCTCCAACAAACCGCACCACGCGGGAAGGATGAACACGTATGGTCTGACCACGTCCATCAAAAATCTCATAATAAAGCGGTTCGCCGAAATGGCTCGACAGCGGATCGCGGTCAATTTCGCCGCAACGCGTTTGAAACGGCGTCAGCACATGCAGATAAGTGAGCCCACCCAGACTCAAGCGTTCGACATTGAGTGGCTGACCGACATCACCGTCGCGTGTCCCGAGATAGATAGCTGAGCCACCATAAAGCCTTGCCAGCTGCAGAGCACGGACACACTTTTCACGCAGACCGAGCCGCTGCTCCTCTCGTTCGATCCGGTCGATCTCATTTTGTGCAGCCTGCCACAATCGCCATTCCCGCGTCGCGTCGAAGGCGACGACATCGACGATTTTGCGTGACAGCCAATCGCAGCGATACATGGCATCAAGTTCGTCGCGTCCTAATAGCTTAAGAGCAAATGTCTGCGCGGTTGACTTATCCTTACTTGTGCCAATGCCGGTAACGAGATTGCTGAGACGATCAAAAAGAAACATCGATCAAAGCACCTCCAACATGCCGTAAGAATCCGGCTCCACAAAAGTTAGCATCAGCGCATCGGCATGATCTGGGCTTGCAATGCCCCTTTGGCGCAGTGCCGGCTTGCCCTCGATGACGATGCGCCCCTTGTCGTTACGCTCCCATTTCACCAATGAGAGTTGCAGACACAGAGCATCTGATTCCGCATCGCCACTCGGCAGAGCCAGTAGATCGGCCGGCGCGTGCGCCCTACCCTTTCCACTCCGAAGAAACGTCACATGCTCATGGGTGCGCTGCAACGCCGTACGACACAGCCACCAAATCTCGGCCTTCAGATTACCGAACATATCGCTCGACAAACGGCCATCCGGCCAACGCCGACTCGAAGGGCCAGTGCCCGTGTTGATCGGGGCGATAATAAGCCGGCTCGAAACATCTTGTTTCATCAAGGCCGATGTGACGCCCGCCCCAACTCCGGGTGCATCAAAGGCTAAACAACGCGCGTCAGCCTGCCGAGCAATATCCAATGCCCACAAGGCCGTATCAGTCGTATCCGGCTCGCTTCGCGAAACAGGTGGGGCGACAAGCGGTCCATGTCGGGTCACTGCCACCGACTTCGCTTTACCCGCCCCGACATCAAGGCCCACAACGGCTTTAGCGCTCATCAATTTCGGCTCCAGCCGCATGAGCTGCTTCGCGCTCTCCACCCAGGCAGCAGGAATACACGCACCTTCCAATGAGGCCGCGTAATCAATGTCGTACTCGCTGGCCCATGCAGCTGGATCGGCAAAACTTGCCTGTTTTGCCTGCGCCCAACTCTCCGACTTGCGAGGATCATCGCGCCAATGCAGCCGTGCAATCTGATGTTGCTTCAGAATCGAATGACGTTTGCGGGCAAATAGATTGCCCATGCCATTCACTGACGAAACCCAGATCACACAATCGCTATTGCCGGATAGTGCTCGCTCGACCGCTTCGACATGGGGTACAAAAGCCGCCTCATCGAGAAAATAGACCGAGGAGCGCCCACCGCGCCCCATGTCTTCCCCACCCTCGCCACAAATCAAAGCGCCATTGGCCGGATTGACCAAACGCATGAATGTATCGTGCCGAACATAGTTGAAGCCGTCTGGCAGCATCGCGCGTGGCAAACGGCGCAGCATCAGCCGTATCTTGGCGAAAATACTGTCTGGATTGTCACGTCGATCGACATAGTCAACCTTGCGAGATCCGAATGTTGCCTTAAAGCCTGGTTTGAACAACCATTGGTGCAGAGCGACCCCGGCGCAGAGATAAGTCGCACCAACATCGCGGCTCTTCTCCACAAGACCTTCTTGTCCCGCTTGGATCTGGGCCAGCATCCAAACAACGATCTCACGCTGTTTTGGCCAGAGTTTCAATGGCACGTAAGCACCGTCGCGATCCCCTATTAATCGTGGATCGTAGGTCCAAACCCAGCGATCGAACCAATGCAGAATGTCGGCTCGACAAACATCGATTTCAGCCTGCCAATAGTTCTGCTGCTTTTCAGTTAGTCTACGCGTCTTCTCCGCTTTCACCGCGCTCATCAAAATCGTCGGAGAGGGTAGCGCTATCTTCAGAGCCCTGGACGAACGACCCGAAGAGTTGCTCGAGTGCCGCGAGCTGTTCCTCCGTCGCATGGCTCAAATCCAGAGTTTTGATTGACTCGCTATCAATTTCGGAAGGCCGTAACGATGCCAGCTTCGGATGCACATAGGGTGCAACATCCTTGGCAAGCGACGCCGCAGCGTCCCAGTTGCCGCTAGCGGCCTTTTCGCGCATCGCTCGTAACATGACATCGAGCGGGCTGAGATTTTTGGTCTCCAGATCCAGTGGCGCACGGCTTTGAGACGGGACAGATGCGGTGGCGGTGCTTTTACCCGGCATTGAGCGGCGCGATTTCAAAATCGCCGCACCAATCCGATTGATGGACGCTGGGCCACTGGGCCTGATAGCTGCTCTCACTGGGAGCTGGGTAGTAATCGTCCAGCTCGTCCGTATTCGTGCCGGCAGCTGCATATTGCGCCGAAGAAATATGCCCCAGCATATCGGCGATATGTTCAGCGATGAGCGAAGATGGTTGCGGGCTGCGGCGTCGGCACGAACCATCGGCATCGCTCTCACGGAAACGACGCCAAAACCGACAGGAAGCACATTCCTCTTTCAT